AAAACTGCCTCGTCCTTCCAATCTGATTGACGAGCTTCTAACAATTTTCCTTGGTAAGCTTCTTTTCCTTCAGCCATACGAGATGCATGCATAAGCTGTGCATCCGACATAGCTATTTTCGTTCTTTGCTTGTTAGCGTAAATTTTACTACCAGCAGAAACGGCTAATTTAATTGCCGATAACCACATTTAGTACCACTTAGCCTTAACAGGTTTTTTGTCAGCTCTCATTCTTTTAGTTCCTCTAACTGTAACAGTTTGAGTTTCATTCGGGTTAGTTGCTTCAATAGTAACTCCGCCCGTTTGATAACCATCAGGACCACAACCAAGTTCTTTTTCGATCTTGACGTCGTCATTCATAAAAGTTGATCCTTTTTGCCAATCTTTATCCATAATTTTCTCCTTAATGATTTATTATACTTAACTTTTCTTAAAGTTTCTACCAAAATCGTTTCGTTTACTTTGGTCGGCCATTTGCTGTCTTTCTAAAGCAGCTTCACTAGACATAACTTGTTTAGTTAGCGAAGTTTCAGCTCTTAAATCAGCTAATTCTTCGTTTTGTTCTTGTTTATCTTCGAACTGTTGTTGGTTTTGCATAGCTTTCATAGTATCTAAGCTAATTCTACCTTCATCATAAGCTTTTTTCGCTTCATTTTGTCTAGCTTTGATGTCTAGTTCTCTAGATTTTAGTTTAAGTAATGGATCACCACCTAATTCGCTGATAATTTTCTCTTCTTCCATCATATAGTCTTTAACCATCTCTGAAATTAAAATAGCTTTTCTAGAATTAATTTTATTTGTTAATTCAGTTGCTTGTTGAACCAGTTGTTGGTTCTGTGGCTGCTGTTGTAACATTTGTTGCATCTGTTGTGCTTGCATTAATTCTTCTTGGAACTCTAGTTGAATTTGCTCTTGTGCCATCAATGAGATTCTTTCCAGAATATTTTTTTGCAATGCACCCATAATTGATGGGTTGTTCTGTACCATATTAGATTGCATAAAATTTAAGTGAGAATCAATGTGAGCTTTGTGATCTTGACCTGGAAACGCTTGAAAAGGTTTCATACCCATTGCTGCAATCTCTTCAAGAGCCGGATCAATAGGTGTAGGTTGTTGCGGTGGAGGTAATATTGCATTTATATTTTTTACCCCGACCGCTTCATACATTTGTCTATACGCTTGGTATAAATCATGCATTTGAGGATTCGATTGCGCTAATTGTAATTCCATTTGCGCCATAGAAATTCTTTGAGTTTGTGAAAAAATGTTAGGATCAGCAACAGGTAGTATATCTACTTTTTCATCAAAGTCTGTTACCTTAACTTGTCTTGTAGCACCTGGAACGTCATATGGATATTCTGGTGGTAGATAAGTTTTAAATACTTCTGCTAATAATTTAAATTCTGATTTTAAACCAACGTATAATCTTTTGTGAATAGCTGACATAACCCGAGATCCACGTTCCAATAACGCAACTGTAGTACCTACGGCTGCTTGTTGGTTCATATCACCCACTTGTGCATCAGCAATGCTCGCGAATCGTTGGCCCGCTGAAACTACTACTCCCATTAATTGAAGTAATGTTTGGTCTGGTCCTTTAAATGGTAATTGCATAAACTGATCACGTATATTGCCTCCCGGAGCGTCGACATCTCTGAACTCACCCGGTTGTAAGGGTTGTGCATCATCTCTAATTCTAATTCCTCTAGTTTTAAAACCAGCAGGTAAGTTAGCTAAAGTTCCGGCATCAAGAAGTTGTCTTAGTGCTGCAGTTGCAGTTCTAGTTAGACCACCAATCATGTGAATTAAACCAAAGCCATAGAAACCTGTGCCTGGTAAAAATTTAAACTGTACAAAGTATTTTATTTTCTTTAATAGCGGATCGTCTTGATTGTAATTTCTTCTAATAGATAAAATTTCATTAGTAGCTTCTAAGATAGTTACGATGTAAGGAAGTTTAATTCCCGTAGGCTCACCATCTTGACCCATGTTTTCAAATCCTTCTAAATCTAAATCAACATGCATTTCTAAAAGAGTAAATTGATCTTCATTACCATCTTTACTAATACCTTCTAACTTTAACTCAGTATCTTTAATTTTATTTTCTGTAACAGGGGGCTCACCAATTTCTATGTCTTTATAAAATCCAGAAACTTGTTGTTTTCTAATTTCATTTTCTGACATTTTAAGAACATGAACAATTGCTTCTGCATCTTCTAGTGAACTTGCAGAATAAGGAACAATTAAATCATCCGCAGGTACAAATTTAGATACTGCTCTTCCAAGTAAATCATCATAATAAATTTTCTTAAATGTTGATCCTGATAGCGGTAAATAAAAAAGCATCTGATCAAATTCAGGTTCGTACTCTGGCATTTGATCCATGATTTGATAATTCATAAAATCTTTTACTCTATGTGCTTGGTCTTGTTTTTCATTAGAGATGTCACCTAAAATTTGTGTTCTAACAGGACCATCAGCTGGTAATAATTCTTTGTAGGCTTGCGCTTGAAATTGTGTAACTGCTTCTGCTAGTACCGGGTGATTAACACCTGAAGCATTTTTAAAAGGTTCTGTTCTTTCTTCATATTTAAATCCAAGTAATTTTAAACCATCTCTATAACTGTCTTCCCATTCACTACGAGATTGTTTGTAGTCTGTGTATTGATCAAAAAGAGTTGTACCTAACTCGGACAAATATTGTTCGTCCATTATCTCAGCTAAGTTTGAAAAATGATCGTCTGACTCTAATGCTTCGGCTGCGTTTGGATCAAAATTTATTTCTGCTCCACCTTCTTCGTCCATTGTAATTTCAACGTCTTTTGTTTCTCCTGTTTCCTTATCAGAAGATTCATCTATTCCTGGAATAGCAACTTCCTGCTCTACAAAAGCTTCGTCGCTAACTTTAACGTTGGGTAATGTATTATCTATTTCAGCCATATCTCTTTCCTGTTAATTAGTTCACACCTTATTTGAGCCATAAAGTATACTATATAATCCTTTTGGTTGCAATGGCTTTTCTTCTACATCATCTTTCAATAAAGAATCAATTCCTTTTGCTTTATTAAAGTCTTGTTCAGCTTTCTGTATTTCAGATCTGGAAGCAGGTATTTCCATATCATCTACCATTGTCATATTTGGTAAAATAGTAGTATCGAATTCAATACGACCCAAATTTCTTTTTATCTCTTCTGGAGATTTTTGTTTTATAGTTTTGTCTAATGTATCTCTTGCAAATGTAGCTTCATAAGGTGTTTCAAATTTTTGTTTTGTTTCTAAATAGTCAAAAGGCCCAGCTTTTGTTCCTTTACCGGTTGCTTTATCTAAACCATATTTTCCAGCTCCATATACTAAAGCGGGAATGTTAACAATATCTTCAAAAAACTTTTCAACCATATATTGACCGGCTTCTCCTCCACTAGCACCTTTACCCATTGCGTCTGAAAAATTATATGCAGCAAACACAGGTTCAATAATCCCTGTTGCTTTACCAGCAACTTTTACAACTTTACCGGCAACATTTAAAGCTTTTTTAATTGATTCAGGTATTTGAACATTTTCCATTTGAGCAGGGAAAGAATATAAACCACTTGCTGATCTATTATTTTCTATCATGCCTATTATTTGTGCAAGTTTAGGATTATTTTTTGCTTGTTTTATAATTTCTAATCTTCCTTCTGGAATATTATAAAGTTCAGTAAAGTATTGTTTAAATCTTTGAGGTTGAGTTGTAGTTTTAAAAGCAGCTTCATTATATTTAAATTTACCATTAACTATTTTACCTGGAGTGCCTTTTATATCTGTGTATTTATTTATTAATTTATTAAGCTTAGTTAAATTTTCTTTAGGATTAATTCCTTTATTAATTTGATTTATTAAAGATTTTCTACTACCATTAAAAACAGTTCTACCTAAATAAGCATTTTTTTTAGTTGTCATCCCAGATAAAGTATTTAAAGCTCTTGCCATTTCTTTTTTATCTTTCATTCTTGCAATGTCTGCAATTCCTAATACATGTTCTGTACTATATCCTAAAGAAGTCATAGGACTTTTTCCTTTTGTTAAAGGAGACGTGTCAAACATTTCTTGTAAAGCTTTTCTTTCTTGTGACATGAAATTTTTAATA